TATTATGTGGAACCCAAAAATATATGGCGGTGGTGCAAAATTTCCATCTTTTTCAAAAATATATGAACCATATTTAGTTGCGAGATATACAGGAGAATCTAGAATGAAAACTAAAGATGGACTTATGATTGGTGTTAGACTTTTAATAATGCCTGCTAGTCAAACCAAAGGCGGTGATATATAATGAAAACACAACTTTTATGTACATTTACTAAAACAAAAACATTGACAAAAACTGTTGATAAAATCATAGAAATATATGATATATTATATAATAAAATTTTTATATTAAATAACGAAGGTGATAAATCAGAATTAATGTGTACATATAATATAGAAGCTTTTCAAAATACACCAACATTACCAGACACTATATCACTACATAGAAAAAAACAAACAAATACTCTATATACTATTAACGCATTAAATGAATGTATTAAAACATGTAATAATGGAGTCCTAGATACAACATTTCAATTAAATTGGGAAAATTATAGAAATAGTATATTGGTTACAAATGATAACGGTTTAAGAAGAATTGACACTTCTATAAAAGATGTTATACATATAAAAATCAAAAAATAATTGTTAATAACTTTTGAAAATAAACGTTAAAAAATTTTTATATATCGGAAGTTTTTGTTATATTTATATATAAATAAAAAATACTTAATAATAAAAGCAAAATAACAAATGAATCAATTGACAGTAGCGATAGCGCTTTTCTTTCTTGGTCAGACATTGATATGGCTACAAACAAATGGCCAATTTCTTTGGAAATGGTTTGACCGAAATCCAATATTTTTATCGATTGTATTTGGAACAGTAATTTCATATATGTTTATATATGCAACAAAACACGTTGTAGGCTATTTTGATGGACTATTATGGCCAGGTAGATTTATAGGCTTTGGTACAGGTATGATATCATTCACTCTTTTAACTTGGTGTTTTATGGGTGAAGGAATATCTACAAAAACTGCAATATCACTTGTTTTAGCAACAACATTGGTATGTATACAAATTTTATGGAAATAATTTCTCTATGTCAATTAAATTTATTATATTATAGAATATGGCAAAACAATTAGGATACGCATGTATTAACATGCAATTACGAAAACAAGGTATATATACAGGCCGTTCAATGATTAGACGTACATTTGACTCTAAAGGTCTAGATTATGTTTCTGAACTGTGTATTCAAAATACCAAAGACTTAATAAAAATCATTCAATGGAACGAAGACAATGGAATTAAGTTATTTCGTATGTCTAGCGAAATATACCCTTGGATGTCCGAATACGAATTTACAGACTTACCAGGTTATGACGAATTATGTATACTTCTAAAACAAGCCGGTGACCTTGCACAAGGTTATGGTCAAAGGTTATCATTTCACCCAGGTCAGTTTACAGTACTAGCATCACCAACACAAAAAACAGTCGAAGGTGCTTGGAACGAACTTGACAAATCAGCGCAAATTATGGACCTTATGGGTTTACCACGTACACGTATGGCAAAAATTAATATTCATGTTGGTGGTGCTTATGGAAACAAGGAAACTGCTCTTGCTAGGTTTTGCAATAATTTCAATAAACTATCAGAATCAGCAAAGTCTAGGCTAACAGTGGAAAACGACGACAAAGCATCGATGTATTCTGTACAAGATTTATATAATGGTGTATACCAAAACACAGGTATACCTATTGTATTCGACTATCACCACCACAAATTTTGTACAGGTGGTCTAACCGAAGAACAAGCGCTTAAACTTGCAGCGTCAACGTGGGGTGATATAAAACCTTGTACTCACTATTCCGAATCTCGTAGACGTGAACAATCACTTATTGTTGAATCGTTTCTTAAAAATAGCAATATAACATTAGAACAAATTGATAAATTTCCTACTATGGAAAAAATGTATAATGAATGCCAAAAAATCAAGGTACAGGCTCATTCAGATTATATTGTTGATGAAATTAATGACTATGGTTTAGATATCGATGTTATGGTCGAAGCAAAAGCTAAGGAATTAGCTGTACAAAAGTATAAAAATAAATTTGAAAAAAAGTTAACAAAAGTTTTATAAATTAAGAAATTTTTGTTATATTAGTAATAATTAAATAATTAACAAAAAAGGAGTAAAAAAATGGCAATTGATTTAGATGCAATTAGACGTAAGTTAAATAACTTACAAACTCAAACTGGTAGACAGGATAACTTATGGAAACCTGAACCAGGTAAACAACAAATTAGAATAGTACCTTATCAGTATAATAAGGAAAATCCTTTTCAGGAGCTATACTTTCATTATGACTTAGGTAAAAGAAATTATCTTTCACCTATAACTTATGGAGATGCTGACCCTGTTGAGGAATTTGCTCAAAAACTTAGAGCTACTGGAAAATCAGATGATTTTAAGTTAGCTAAAAAACTTACACCTAAAATGCGTGTATATGTTCCAGTATTAGTTAGAGGTCAGGAATCAGAAGGTGTTAAGTTATGGGGATTTGGTAAGCAAGTATATACTGAATTATTAGGATTTATCGCTGACCCAGACTATGGTGATATTACAGATGTAAAAACAGGTAGAGATGTATCGGTTGAATTTACACCAGCTGAAGGTGCAGGACAGTTTCCAAAAACTGCAATTAGAGTAAAACCTAATCAAACACCTGCAACTGAAGATGCAAATGTAGCTGATAAAATTGTTAGCGGTCAAAAAGATATTTTTGATATTTTCAAAAAACAATCTTATGATGAATTAAAATCTGTACTTGAACAATGGTTGAGTCCGGAGGAAGAAGAAACTAAGGAAGCTCCAGTTTCAACATCAGAAGCTACAGGCGTAAAATCGACTGAAAATATAGAATCAGCATTTGATGAATTATTTAACGAGTAAGGAGAAATAACATGGCAAAGGATAAGACAAAGCGAGATGAATTAGCGTCTGTATTAGCAGACTCTCTAAATAAACAGTTCAAAGGTATGAAGGTAGCATATTTTTTGGATGGTGCTGAAGATACACCAACTGATTTAACAGAGTGGATAAGTACTGGTTCATCTATTCTTGACCTTGCTATTTCTAATAGGCCAAATGGTGGTTTACCTGTAGGTCGAATTACAGAAATTACTGGAATGGAGGCTTCTGGTAAATCACTATTAGCTGCTCACTTACTTGCCAATACTCAGAAAAAAGGAGGTTTGGCTGTATACATCGATACAGAAAATGCTATGAATGAAGAGTTTTTAAGAGCTATAGGTATTGATATCTCTAAATTACTTTATATTCAACTTGAAACTGTAGAAGATATTTTTGAGGTAATTGAAAATATTATTCTTAAAATTAAAGAAAGCGATAAAGATAGACTTGTATCAATTGCGGTAGATTCTGTTGCAGCAGCAACAACAAAAGTGGAACAAGCTCAAGATTACGACAAAGAAGGTTGGGCAACATCTAAAGCAATTGTATTATCAAAAGGTATGAGAAAAATTACTCAGCTAATTGGTAGAGAGAGAGTGGCATTAATCTTTACAAATCAACTTAGACAAAAGTTAGGAGTTATGTTTGGAGACCCTTGGACTACAAGTGGTGGAAAAGCTATACAATTTCATGCAAGTTGTAGATTAAGATTAAAAGCAGCTGGTCAAATTAAAGCAAAAATTGCAGGTAAAGAACAAACAATAGGTATTAAAACAAAAGCTGTAGTAGTAAAAAATAGAATGGGACCACCATTACGTACTGCTGAATTTAACATTTATTTCGAATCAGGGATAGATGATACAGGAAGCTGGTTACAGGTAATGAAGGATTATAATTTATTGAAACAAGGCGGCTCTTGGTATACTTATACATGTGATGTTACAGGTGAAGACATTAAGTTTTTATCTAAGGATTTTGAAACAAAAGTACTTTCAAATCCTGAAAGAAAAGAAAGTATATATAATAAAATTTGTGAAACAATGGTAATGTCATATAAAACTGATGAAATCGGTATTGACGATATAGAAATTGGTGAAGATGATGTACCTACAGGATAATAATTTTATGTGGTGTGGTGGAATGAAAGACCTCGAGGCATATAAAACCTCAAAGTCTTTCTTGGAAAACACCTCTCTACGGAGAGTAAACGAGGCGGTAACGCCGACCTCAAGTTCCTAAAGAGTGCAGGAGCTATATAAGGCTTTTTTTAAGTTTTTAGCCTACAACCTGGTACTTAAAAAACTGTGGGTTCGAATCCCACCACCACTAAAATTATTATATTAAAAAAGGAGAATAAAATGAACGATTTAATTATTAAAGCAATTATTGCAAAAGCAAACGCACAAGAGGCTGAAGCAAAAGCGAACTTGGCAAATTATATGTCAAATTCTGTAGGTGTCGGTGAACATCCAGGTGTAGTTGAAGAGTGTGAAAAATTAGTAAAACAAATAGCTGAAGCAAGAGAATTAAGAGAAACAGCAGAATCATTATGAAAAAATTATTATTAGTATTATTAGTCGCGTTTGGACTACAAACACAAGCACAACAATCAACAGCACCATATTTTTGCTGTGATTCAATAACATATTGGACAGACCAAAGTCAAGGATTTAATATAGGACTTGACACAACAGGTATAGTACACAATCCTGACTCTATGACAATATATTGGGGAATATGTACTGGATTTGCAACAACTGGTATGTGTTATTCAGGAGATGGTATGTATGATTATTTTCCTCAGATTACAGTATATGATACAATAAAGGTAGCTTATGATGTATATATTTACGAAAATGGTTCAGTAGAAGTGTGTAGTGTAGAAGAGTGGTTAGTATTTAATCAAAATAGTTTTTCATGGGTATTACTTAACATGCTGCCAACAAATATAGAAGAGCTATCGACAAATAAAGTAGTTGACAATAAAATATACGACTTAATGGGTAGAGAATTATTTTATATACCTACAGGAAGATTATATATTAAAAATGGAAAGTTATATATAAAACAATAAGGAGAAAAGGTTATGGATATGTATTATTTAGCAAGAGTAAAAGTAGCAACAGATAATGGTAAAAAAGTTACGTGGAAAAAAGAAGCGTATCTTGTAAGCGCAGTGTCAGTTACTGATGCAGAAGTAAAAGTCAATCAAGAGTTTGCAAACGACTCTATTGATTTTGAAGTTGTAGAAGTTAAAAAATCTGATGTAATTAAGGTGTTGTAATATACACCTAGTTCTACGAAAAAAGGCCACCTTCACGTGGTGTAGAATGTTAGAGTCAAAAATCCTCACTATAATTAACGATTTATTTGACCAACCAAGAGCCTTTTATTTTTGAAAAAATTAAATTATAAATAAATTAAAAAATTGAAAATGGCGTACAACAGAAACCAAAAGCACAAAAACAAAAACTACCGAAATGAAGGTGGTAAAAAAAGACATTTTACAAAAAAATTAGGACGGCACGAGTTTTATCTTGAAGGATGTCCTGATGGAGTAAAAGTACCTGACACAAGTACAGGCACATTAGAAAGAGCATTAAGATATCTTAAGAGGCAAATGAAAGATTCAGAAATTCTTATGAAATATAGAAGTAAAAAAGAATATATGAAGCCTTCTATGAAAAGAAGAATTGAAAAAAATGAGGCTATTAGAAATGAGCAATACAGAAGACGAATGGAGTCTCAAAGAGAAAAAGGATATGTTTGGACAACTATAGTACATGGCAAAGCTATGTAGCTGTATATTTATATATGATTAACGTACTAGGTGGGCGTTAACAACAATTAAATCC